AGACCCAGCTATACGTACAGAGTTTTTAAAATGGGATAAAGTAGGAACAAAAAAATTAGCAGGTTTAACTAGACGAAGAATATATGAAGCAGACAACTATTTCAAAGAATAAAGGAGTTTTATCCTTTTGGTTAGCAGTTTTATTAGCATCAATTGTAATTACATTGTTATCATCTTGCGGTACTCGTAAGGTAATTATAGATGAGGTTAAGAAAGATTCTTTGTCCCAAATTTACACTAAAATAGTGACGAAAGAAGATATAAAGATTGAAACTAAAAACGACATTACAACTGATGAGTTTACTATTACTCCATTAGATACTTGCAAGGATATTGTAGTAAATGGTATAAGTTACAGAAACGTTGTTTTAAGCTACAAAAAGACAAAAGACAACACTATACAAGTCCAAGATATAAAAGTGTCTAAAAACGAGTTAACAGTACAAGACACAAAAGTAACCGAAAACAGAAAAGTTAAAGATATAACGAAAACTTCTAATCCACAACTTTGGTTACTTTGGTTATTGATACCAATTGGATTNTGGGTNTTTTACGAATTTAAAATTAGATAATATGGCAGATAAATCTAAAATGAAATGCAATAAGCCTGTTTCTTCTGACAGAAAAGGTAAAAAAATGATGGTTAAGGCTTGTTCCAATGGTAAAGAAAAGTTAATCCACTTTGGAGCTGATGGCTATGGTCATAACTATTCCGCTGAAGCTCGTAAGAGTTTTAAAGCAAGACACAAATGCTCTACTGCAACTGATAAGATGACTGCAAGATATTGGTCTTGTAAAAAACTATGGTCAGGAGATAAAGGTTCTAAATTAAATCCACCAAAATGAAAAAGAACTCAAACAGAAGGTACAGAATGGAAAATGCTACTGCTAAAAAGATTGGTGCAAANCTAAATAAGAGTGGTAGATATATGATTTCCAAAGAACAAGANAAGAAATTAAGCGTTATTAAGAAATAAATTCATATATTTGGAAGATAATATAAGAGAAATCTCTTATAAAAACAATTAATATGAAAAAAAATGCTGAAAGGCGGTATCGATTTAACCATTATATCGCTAACAAAGTTGGAGTAACTATTAATAAGCAAGGTCGCTATCGACTAACTCCCGAACAAGAGAATAAGTATTTCGACATCGTTCAAAATCAAGAGCATATTAAAAGGCTTTTCTTTGACATCGAAACATCTCCTAATCTTGTNTANGCTTGGAGNATTGGTTANAATCTAACTATACATCCCGATAGCATCGTAGANGAGCGTAAAATTATATGTATATCTTATAAGTGGGAACACGAAGATAAAATCCATAGATTAACGTGGGATAAAGATATGTGTGATAAGCAAATGCTTATTGATTTTATATCGGTGGCTAATAAGGCTGATGAAATGATTGCACACAATGGGGATAGGTTTGACATCAAATGGATAAGAACACGTTGCATATTCCATAGGGTTTCAATGTTTCCGCAGTATAAGACATTAGATACGCTTAAAAAGGCTAAAAGCGGCTTTAATTTCAATTCCAATAAGCTGGATTACATTGCACAATTTTTAGGAGTTGGAGCAAAGATTAAGCATAGTGGGTTTGATATGTGGAAGGAAGTTATGAAAGGTAATCCTGATGCACTTGAAGAAATGGGTAACTACTGCGATGGCGATATAGTTGTCTTGGAGGATGTATTCTTAACGATGCAGAACTACATTAAACCAAACACTCACGCTGGAGTTATAAACGGTAATCTTAAATACAGTTGTCCATCTTGCTCAAGTGAAAATGTAATCTTGCTTAAAAATATAGTTACTGCTATGGGAACTATCAAGAGATTAATGGAATGTCAAGATTGCGGTCAAGTCTACGAGATAAGCAATTCAGCCTACAAACTTCATTTAGAAATGAAGGATAAGTTTAACTAATGCGGTAAATAAAGGCGATAATCACCGCAATAAGTAACCCCTAATAAATACATCTATTAGGGGTTTTTTAATAATATTAACTACTTTTCACCTTTTGTAACTGTTTTTCACGTTCTTTACACTTTTCTAACAGTTTTTTTGCTACTTCTCTTTGCTCTGCTGCGTACTCCCATATTGAGAGTCTTTTTTCTACTGTGTGTTTGCTGTAAGCCATTCGTTTCTAAGTTTTTTAATGAAATCTTTAACTGCTCCTTCCATTTCCAATGGTACACGTACTTGAATTACTTTAAAATCATAGTCAAGTTTTTTACGACCTGCACCATCTCTTTTTCCGCCTTGTGTTTTAGTCATTGTCGTTTTGTATTAAGTTGTAAATGTATTCCAATGTTTCAATTTCTCTCAATTGAGCATCTATCAATACGAGTGCATCTGCTACTCCAATCTTCCAAAATGGGTCATTATCCATTTCTCTTTTTGCTACTTCAATCATAGCTCCTATTTTAATCATTGCATTTTCTTTCATAATCTATTATCACATATTGTTATTACTTTACTATTAAAATCTAAAAAATCTATATGTACGAATTTATTAATTCTAAATACTATTCCAGTAAATAGCCCTAACTTTTTTTTAAGTACAACTTCATTAATTAAAAACATATCTTCTTCATTTAAGATATAATACTTTGACTCATTCTTTAATTTAAAATCTTTCATTATTTATTTATTTAGTTTATAATCTTGTTTATAATTAGTCCATATTTCTACATCAAATCCGTTTGTACGGAGGGTATCTATTACATATTGTTGGATGGGAGAGATAACTCCTTTTGGTTGCTTAACCTCGATAAACTTAACATCTCCATCTTTAAGACACATTAAATCAGGTATTCCATTCATCGATGTCTTTATCAATTTAACTACCATCCATCCATCTTCTTGCATTTTCTTTTTAATCCCACTCTGGATAGCACTCTCTAACATATATATTTATTTTATTTTCATAATCACATTCAAACTCTATTAATCCACTTCCATCTAAATAAATAAATGTATATATCCAAGTGTATTTATTTAATATTGAATTATAATCAAGGTAAGAAATTATTGGTCTTTCTTTTCCTATACTAATCCCACTATATCTAATTTCTTTTCCTAATGGAGTCAGCTGGATGCGTTGGTCTAACCAATAATCACGCTTTTGAAATGTAATACATTCAGGAGGTAATGGAACAAACTCAATTGGTTTCTTTACTTTCATTTGACAAATGTAATACTTTAATTTGAATTACAAAATGTTTTCACGTTTAAAATTCGATAAAGTGTAATTTTTTTTATTCATCACAGATTTATAGATGTTTTTCTCAATACCCCCTTTAGAGAATACCCAGTAAATATCATTAGTATTTCTGTCCATTGTTGTTAGCCTATCTCTTGATTGCCAATAACTTGTAGCAGAAAAGTCAATATTATAATAGACTAAATACTTAGCATTTTTTAAACTTATACCTTCACGACCTGACACGATTTGTAAAGCTATACATTTAAAAGTATTATTAAACTCATCCAAATCTTCTGTCAAGTTTTCTGCTCCATATACTTGACGCAAGGCATTTAGTTCTTCCTTAAATTTGTAGAATATAGCAATCTTTTCATCAGCAAATTTCCACTTAATAAATTCTGCTTTGCTATAATCAATTACCATTGATGTACCATCTTCAAACTTACAAGTTCCTGATGACAGTTGGTGTACCTTCTGCATCAATTTTACTCCAGTATCTCCTAATATCAATCCGCTTTTACCTTGCACTATCTTATCACGTTTCAATCGCTTAATAATGTCATAGGTTATAGGTAACATTTCGCACTCTAAAATATGTTCATTTACTTCAGAAGTAAACCCAGCTTGAGCTTGTGTAAAAGTTATAATATACGGTTGTATTTGTGGTAAAATTTTACTTTCTATTCCATCCTTATAAACTTTAACTCTTGCATATCCGAGATTTTGTTCTGTAACATTCACATAGTCATTCGCCCATTTGTAGAAGTTAGTGTAATGTTTAAATGGACTTTTATCTGTTACCTGCAATTGATGATACCATTGGCTGAATGATTCAGGAGTTGGTGTTCCTGATAAAAATATCATTGGCAATTTACTAAATCTTTTACGGATGTCCTTCTGATATTTAGATGCTTTTGGAAACGCAGCCAATCCGTGTGCTTCATCAATTATAATTACATCAAAATCATTCTCCTCAATTGTATGCAAAGACTCCTTGTTAATAATAGTTAGGTTGTATAAATACCCAATGTTATCGTAATCACTTTTGATTGAGGAAAACGCTTTGATTTTAGTTATAAATAGCACTCGTTCAGCACCAAAGTTGTAAGCAGTTTCTAATGCGGTAATTGTCTTTCCAGTTCTAACTTCCATCGATAGATAAACAAATCCACATTCTTTTAGGATTTTGGTAGCTTTTTTAGCTATTTCATCTTGATAAGGTCTTAATTCCATATTATAGTGTGTATTTTAAAAAATAATGTGGCTCAAAAGCCTTTCAACTCTACCGAGTGACACCCCGA